GAACCGTCGCCATTGACGATGAGGTTCTCGATCTTGTTGCCGATGGCGTCGGCCAGTTTGCGGGTCAGCCAGTCCTCAAACGCGGACACAGCCTGCTGGGCCAGGTCAGCGCCCAGGCGGATGAAGGCGTTCATGTTGTAGCCGGCGAGGGTCACCTGGCGCAGCACAGCATTGGATTCAGTCGCAGCGCCGCCAGCGGGCTCAACTTTAGCTCCGGGTGCGGTGACTTCCACAGCGATGTTGATGGAGCCGGGCATCCTGAACAGTTCAATTTCGTTCAGCAGAGGGACGGTGTCCACCAGGATTTCCACGACCTTGTTCGCGGTCGCTTCGGGCAGCGCGGAGGTGCCGCCGGCCAGCGCGCGCTTCTCCACCTCGTTGAGCTCCTTGCCCTGCAAGTTCTTCAGCCACGCGCTGCGGTATTCCTCGCTGGAACGGTCCAGCATCTTTTCGATGTCCATATTCTTTTCTTCCTTCCTTGCCTCAATGATTTTTTCGGGCGCCTTGCCCTCGTTCAGTTCCAGCGCGGTCTTTTTGCGCTGCTCCAGGTCAACCAGTTCGGCCTTGCGGGTGAGCAGGCCCTTCTTTTCCTCGGCGGCCTTTTCCACCGCCTCGGCTTCGGTCGCCTCGCGGACTTCCACGTCCAGCGCGGCCAGCCGTTCCTCCACTTGCTGGAGGTTCATTTCATCCAAATTCATTTAGTTCACTCCCATGTAAAAGTATTTCGCCTTGGTCAGTTCAAGTTCCCTCTGCCGCCGCGCCAACTCCTGGCGCTCCGCTTCGATCACTCCGTCGAAGTAGGACCGGGCAGATATTTCCGTCCCAGGATTAGCCGGGATTGAAACCGCTGATACGTCGTAAACCTTGCGGATGCGCTTGATGACGCGCGTCCGGTTCGACTTGTCGTATTCGTCCTTGTCCACGGTGAAGGCCCAGGACATCTGGGTAATCAGCCCGCTGGTAATATCCTCGTGCAGTTCACGCGCCGCACTGGAGCGGCTCAAATCAGCATAGGTAAACAGCCCGTGGTCGTCCGGCTCGATGCCCAGCGTCCTGTTGCTGGTCCGCGCCCGGACACGTCCCTGATGGTCCAACTGCATGATGACGTCGCTGACATCCGCACCGTCCAGGGCGCCGCGGTCGATCACCTCGAAGTATTTGTTGCCTTCACTTTCAAACAACACATAGGGGTCGTTAAAAGTCGTTGCGTACCCTTCCACATAAAAATCCGTCTGGATGCGTTTCTGCTCAGACGGCTTCATCAGGGACATGGCACGATATTCTCTATTCGGTTTGACTGGCATCTTCCTCACCTTTCTCCGGTTCTTTGCCCGTTGCCGGCTCTTCCTGCCCCTCGTTGATCTTCGGGTTCTGCCAGTAAAGCGGCTCGTCGCCCCATGCCACCGCGGGCAGGTTCATCACCTGTCTCCACTCGTTGGGGGTCATCGCCATCCTGTCCACCATCTGCACCAGCTTGAGCTTGTTCTCCATGCTCATGTACTGCATCCGGGACGACTCAAAGACCACCTCGTTGCCAAAGCCCCTCTGGCGCTCGGAGTAGACCTTGTAGGTCAGCTCCAGCCCCAAAGCGATCAGGAAGGGCTCAATCGCGGAGTCGTAGAAGGCCTCCCACTCGTCGCCGTAAAGCTTGCCCTGCACCGCCTCCTCGGAAAGACCGAAGTAGCGGTAGATGTTCTCCCTTAGCTGCTTCACGTGCTCAAAGGTGGCGATTTCCGGCTTCACCTCCACCGGCTTGAAGTCCACCGTGGAATCCAGCATCGCGATGCCGCTTGAGTTCTCCAGGTTCAGGTAGTCCGCCACGAAGCGGTCCTTCTGCCGCTTCACATCCTCGTCGCTCAGCATCGCCTTGGTGCTCTTGAGGATGCCGCGCAGGTTCGCGGTGCTCTTGATGGCGTTGGCCATGCCCTGGCCTGTGGTGTCCAGCAGCTGCAGGCTGGTCGTGATGGCGTGGTTGCTGTCGCCGAAGATGTCCGACTCGTTGAAGTGCTTCCGCAGCACCAGCAGGTCGTCCCACCCGGCCGTCAGTTTCTGGCCGCCCGCGAACTGAAATCGGATGTACAGCCGGCCGCCGTATTCCACAGCTTCCGCCGGGCAGTTGGGCACCGGGTACAGCGAAATCGCCCGGCCGCGCTCGTCCCGGTTGATGTAGACAAAAACCGTGTTGTTCACCTCGTACAGGGTCCGGCACTTATACAGGAAATCCTTGCCGTTCATGTACAGGTTCGGGCGCACCCGAAGCAGCCGCTCCAGCGCCGGGTCCTGCCGCGCCACCGCGTTGGCCTTGCTGGTGTGCTCCGCCAGCGTGTGGACGCAGCTCCTGGCCACATCGTTCTCGTACACCCCGCCCTGGAAGGGATAGAATTGGCTGGTGTACGTCCCGATCTCCCGCCAGGTCGTTCCGGTCCGGTCCTTCTTCCCGCCAAACAGCGCGGCGAGTGCCCCTCTGAAATTCATCAAAACATCACCTCTGTTCAGCGTAAGTAGTTTTCAAAATCGGTCTCATGGTTCAGATAGCAGGCGAAGGCGTTCAGCAAACTGACCGTGCCGTCAATCCGCCGGGCGGACGAGGTCTTCACCGGGGAGATGGAGTTCACTCCGTCCCTGTTCAGCGTTTTCACCCCGGTGTTTAACAAACACCACCTCAGCATCGGGTTGTTGTCGTAGACCACCTTCTTTTCCTCAAAAAGCCCCGCCAGCCGTTTCATCGGGTAGGTGAAGGCATAGGCGGTCTGCGGGATTTTTTCCATGTCGGAAAACCCCGCCTCCTTCATCTCCTCCACCCAGTAGCCGGCCAGCGCGCGGTCATAGCCCACCCACAGGGGCCGGATGTCGTGGTCCCTGACCTGGTCCACAAACCACTGCGTCACCTGCGAATAGTCCACCGTCGCGCCTTCACAAACTGTCAGCCAGCCCTGCTCCGCCCATAAGCGGTAGGGGGCCTCCCTCGCACTGGTCTGCTCGGTCGCGTCCACCCTCGCCTGTGGGAGAAAGTATTGCTGCTTTACGTACAGTTTTCCGTCCCCGGGCTTCTTGATGATCAGGGTCGCGCAGGTCAGGTCGGTGGTGGCGGAGAGGTCGCAGCCGCCTATCGCGTAACTGCGCTTCAAATAGTCCGGGTTCACCCTCTCCTCGTTGACCGCCACGTCATAGGGCAGCCAGGCCTGGCTGGAGTTCTCCGGCAGGTTGAAGTCCTTGGTCAGCACCGTTGGCAGGAAGGTCGGGTCGCGCTTGGCCTTTTCCACATTCTCCGCCAGCGTCACCAGTGACTTGATTTTGCCCAGTCCTGGGTTGGCCTTGCCCCAGCACTTGGGGTCACTCCATTCGTCCCGGCTGTCCAGCTCATACAGGAGCGGCAGCAGGCGGTAGTCCTCAAACCCAGGCTCCCACAAGGCCACCTTGCTGCAGTAGTCATACTTGGCATCAAAGAACGCCTCGCGCACAAAGCCGTTGGTCGAAATCAGCCACGCCAGCGGCTGCTCGCGGGCGGCTTGGCTCTGGACCATCACGTCATAAATCTTGCTGTCCCGCGCCTCGTGGAACTCGTCCTGGCTGAAGAAGTGCGCGTTCAGGCCGTCCATTGTAGACGTGTCTGATGCAATCGCCTTGATGAAGCTGAATGATCCCGGAAAGTAAATATCACTCTGCCGCTTGCGCGTGTACTTCTTCAGATCGTTCGATTGCGCCCGCATATTGACCGCTTCGTTAAAGATTAGCTTAGCCTGATCCAGTTTATTAGACGTGCAGTAGATTTCAGCGCCGCCTTCTTCATCGGCCATCAACATGTACCATTCAATCGCGGCCGTTTCGCTTGACTTCCCGCACTTACGCCCGCGGATGTCCACAACCTCGCGGAAGCGGCGTTTGCGTGTCGCAGTTTCTACCCACCCAAACGCAAGCTGTATCTTTGCCTTCTGGAACAATTCCAACTTGAACCGCTTGCCGGCCCACCGACCCTTTGAGTGCCGGCACATACTTTCGATGAACCGAATCGGATGCTCGCCGACGGATTCGAAGAACTCAAAGCCACCCGGTGGGCTGTCCATCCACGCCACCTCGCGCTCGTACACCGCCCGCACCTTGGCACTAACCACCTCATCTCCCCGGCGGATCGCGTCCAGGTATTCCTTGCAGTAATTCACTCGTCATCGTTTCCCCACTTGCCTTTTCGCAGGAATGACAGCAGGTCGCTCCCGCCATCTTCGTCCTCTTTGCGAAGCGTGGTAATGATCTTCATTAGCGTCTGGACGGTCTGATTGGCGGCGGTGCTTGTCCGGTTGTATTCAGCGATGGCCGGATGCGTGTATACATTTCCGCGACCCTTGATGTATTCCTTCGTGACCAGCGTTCCCTCGGAGCGGATAGTCTTTTCAAGGTCGGTCAGGATGTTTATTTGCACCTGATACCGCTTGAATGTGGTGATAAAAAAGAAGTTCTGCTCCACGCCGTGCTGGGCCGCTATCTTTAGGATTTCCTCGGCCTGTTCGCGCAGGTCGAGCGGTTTCTTTATTTCGCTCATATCTCCCTCACATTCGCATGATGCCGCGCTTTGCGTTCCTGACCTCTGCGCTCATCTGCTTTGTCCTGATATACTCCCGCTCAACCTCGATGTATGGCTTCATCTTGTACGCCTGATGCGAGTAAACAATCGCTGTGCGCTCGTTCTCGTTCCAGACCTCTACCCGCTTACCCTTGCAGAGTTGAGCGGTTGCCTTCCTTGCGGATGAGGTGACAAGTTCGGGCTTGCGGGTCTTGGTGTCCATGACAAGGAAGGTGTTATACTTCGCCATTCAGCACCGCCCCGGCTTATGTCCGTCTATCTGTTTGCTCAATGTCGCATCCTTTCGTATGTCTGGGAAAATCCAAAAAACTTACGTTATCTTCGGTCAGTATCAGGAGGGAACCATCGCGGGCGGCGTT